CAGGAGGAAAATTATAATGAAACATTTATATATGATGTTAAAATTGGCTTGTTTCCTAGACTTTTTGCCCCTTGTTACTGATTCGTTACTAGTTTAGTACCTACATAGTGGCGCATCATATATTTATAACGCTCCTTTTAGTATTAGAAACATCGAAATTAAAATGCAAAAACTATCATTGTTTACTGATATTTTTTATATAATATTCTCATAAATATATCAATATATATTGATATTTATATAATTTTATGATATACTATAATCAAGAAAGGAGGTAAGAAAAGTGGAAAAGAAATTAAAAAAAGCGCTTCGAATTCTTGGCTTAATCGAAACGCTAGTGATTAGAGTAATTTCCTTAATCGGTGGATTTTAATTCTAATCAATCAATTTAAGTAATTAGGTTGAGAGGCTTGTCCTCTCTTCCTATCACTATTATAAAACCACTTTTCAAAGAAAACAATGGAAAAATTAATTTTAAAAGCTATCGAATTGATTGGGCTTATTGCAGTATTAGTATTCTTGATTTCAAAATTATTCTAAGGGAGGTATAACCGTGTCAACTGAAGCGCAGAAGAAAGCTAGCGCAAACTATGCTAAGAAGATGACGAAATGTGTCAATCTTGCATTCAATAAGAAAACAGATGCAGACATTCTAGAAAAACTTGATCATGTCGAATCTAAAATGGGTTACATTAAAAAACTTATAAGAGATGATATTGAGAAAGCAAAAAAGGACCAGAGCAATTAAGCCCTGGTCTTTTCTTATGAATATAAATTGTTGTGTAGTCGAGATTTAGTCGAAATTAAGTCGAGTATAGTCAACATCTTTATGAATAAACTCATAATAAAACTTAAATTAGACTTTTTTCAAATATCTTTTAGCAACCCACCCGCTAGGAATCTTTGCCCAATCTCCATCGAATTTAGACACAGTAACACGAGTGCCATAATTTAGACAGCCGTCCTTATCGTAATCGTGAGCCTTAGCGTTCTTAGTTAATTCCTCATATGTCTTTCTTCTACAGTTAGCCCCTGGCCCTGTTCTGACGCTTAAATCACTAGCAGTAATCATATAAGTACCTAAAGCATTAGATGCATTGCTCTGTGGCTTAGGTGTAGGAGTTTCAACGTGTTCATTAACACTCTTATTTAAGATACCCTCTACAATTGCCTTTGCGCACTTGTCAGCGTTCCATTTCACTTTATCAATAGCGTTGTCAACAAAGCAGCACTCAACAAGTAGTGCTGGAGAATTAGTTTTTCTCAACACATATAACTTAGTAGATGTTTTAACACCTCTGTTTCTAATGCCTAGAGTGTTAGAAATATTCTTGACGATTCTTTCAGCTTCATCTTTGGCTTTTGAGTTGTCGCTATAGACATATACCTCTGTACCTGTTCCGCCTCCAGCGTTGAGATGAATAGAGACATCTAAGTCAACCTTATGATCATTACACTTATTTACAATTGCTTTTAAGTTAGAATTCTGGTCTTTTCCATTATCATCAGTACAGTCATATACTGTATGTCCGTTTGCTCTTAGCAACTCAATGACTTTATTTTTAACTTTTCTGTCTTCATTGACTTCATCTAATAATCCACTTGCTCCACGACATTTTAAGCTATGTCCACCATGTACGTTAAAATTCATACTTTATTCCTTCTTTCTTATAATTTAATTCCTTCAATTTCCGCTCCAATCTTAAGAGTACGAATATAATTACCTAAATATTTTTTCTGTTCTTTTAATAAATCGAGTGAGCATTTAGGAGTAAAAGTCAAAGTATTAGCCTCATACTTGACTGTCATATCATCTAATTTGTCATATCTGATTTTGGCCTGATAATACTCTGCTTTAAATCTATCTTTATAATCGCGGCTATTCATTAAATTGATAGTGTCTTTTAATTCCATGATTTAATCACCTACTTTAATACATACATTCTTCTCTTTCTTGTATGCATCGAGATACATTTCTTTTTTATTTCCATTATAAGTAGCCTCAAAATACATACCATCTGGTAATGTAGTTGATAGTAATGCCTTATTGTTCTGTAGTGTCTTACATGTCCATACCACATAAACATCAAAGACTTCCACTTCACTTCTTGGATTATGTCTATTTACGTATTTTCTTACTTCGTTTGAAGCTAAGTTTAAAAATTCATCTGTTCCCATTTTTTAATCCTCTATTTTTCTAAGTGTGAAATTCTTTTTTCATGATCATCTAATTCTTTGGAATGTGCATCTAGTCGTGCATCCTGTCTTCTGTTATCAGAAGCCATGTATTCAATAGCAGTTGTCAACTTTGTAATGCTATTGTTTAATTTTAAGACAGGAGTCATTACTCCGATTAATGCTCCAACGCCAATGATAACAGTGTACACCGCATGTGCCTCAGTCATTTAAGCGTCCTCTCTTTCACCTTCTACGAATCTTGTAAAGGCTTGATGTAATCCTGTTGATGCCAAGCCCATCAATGCACCGTATACAACTGACTCAACTGATAAGCCACCCACAAACACATTTAATACTGCCCCAACAACTGCGAGAATTGTCGGAATATATTTATTAGGCAATTTATCAAATGATGTCTTTAAGATGTAGCCAACAATAAGACAGGCTACTAATACAACTACAACAAAATACTGTGTTAACTGTGTGAAATCCATAATTAGATACCTTCCTTTTCTGCGAGGTCTTCTCGACCTCTTTTAATTAATTCCTGTTTAACTTTTTCTTTCATTGGCTTTTCAAATAGTTTGATTGGTACATCATCAATAGTCTTTTCACCCTTGATAATTAACTCTGTATAAATATTAATCATACTATGCACCTACACTTTCACATAATTCTACTAAAGCTAACTGTAATTCAGTGATACTGTTTTCAGCATCTGCTAATTTTTCTGTATCTGACTTTTCGACAGGTGCAACATAATCCATGTAATTCATTGGATTTTTCTTAATCATATCTTCTGTAATATCAGATGGATTGATTGTGAACTGATTAAATTCATGTTCATAGAGTATTGTTCCTGTCTCTTCGTCTAATACATCTCTGATGTAGTTGTAAATGAAAATATCAGCACGAATTGGGTTGACTCTGAAATATCTGTACTGTGGCTGTTTCTGTGTAAATAATGCCTTTGTTCTCATTTTTAATCACCTTTCTAGCGCAATTAAAAATGCGCTCACATTTATGTTTTTTCTTATATTTAATACTATCGGAGTTATCGAAATATCCTTTATATGCCATTATTGATTTAGCATCCTTTACTGACATAATCGTTTCTGGACTGCTATATAATCATATACTTGTTGTTTGATTGTTGCTAAGCCTATCTTTCTGACTTTGCCACTTGAAGCATCAACTTTATCAATATATTTGATAGGCTCCAGCGTGATAGACTGTGTGTCTATCTCATTAAAGATTGATACAGCAATATCGTAGATTAGATTAGTAAAAGCCTTTTTAAAATCATCATGGGTTATGATGTAGTCATGCATATAATGCGCTAAATCTTGACGATTTAAACCACGATTGCGACCAAAAGAAATGAGATAATCTGAAAGAAAATAAGCAACATCTAGACGTTTCCAGCGTTTCTTGGAATTTCCACGGCTGTTAAGACACTCATAAATAGCGTCTTCAATAAATGGAACGTCTAACTTAAAATCTTTCAAATATCTCTTCACTTTTGATAACTCCTTATAAAAAAAGGTTTCTTTCAACCTTGTAACATCTCTCTGATGTTATGCGCCGTTCGAATCAACTACTAGACACATTTGTTTCACATCCTATTTTTAGCAAAGCTAAAGATCTCATTTTTGAGATGCCCTACTAAGGTGCGACTTCTAAATGATAATTTTATTTTTAATCAGATTGGCGAGCGAGGATGTTCCAGTTGGTGTTCCCAAGCCAATTGTTACCATTACAGTAAGCAAGACCCGCATTGGAACCATAGCTCAGATTCCCAAGCGAAAGGAACAACCCCACTTCTTCAGAAGCCCTTATAAAATTTTAAATCGCTAAGGGGAGAGCCCCTCTTGACTGCTACGCAGTCAATTCACCCCCAACACAATTCACTGAGAGGCGAGCGAGGACGTGCCAGTCGGCGCCCCCAAGCCAATTGCTACCATGACAGTAACCAAGACCCGCATTGGAACCATAGCCCAGATGCCCAAGCGAAAGGAACTCGCGTGTTCCGCTCGTTTCAGCATCAAAATAGATAGCGTCTCCAAAGCCTGTAGCACTAGATGAACCGTCTTGACCTGACTGTGTCTGAACGAACGCCCCATTTTCTAAATCTAGTTTAATTTCTGTTACATAATTCCATTGACTATTTTTAGCAACCATCATCTGATAAGGCAGTTTCTTATAAGCTCTTTTAGCAGCGGCATCATCAGTAGTCATTTTAGTAGCATCATTTGTAATATACACATCTCTAGTAGTTAGACTGACTATGTCCATAAATGCATTTGCGAAGGTTTCATAACCTCCGACCATGAGCTCGACTCCCTGCCAAACCATTGGATAGCGACCGCTTGTTAAACCGCTGACATCTTCGCACGGACAGCCGCATCTATCTAATACGTCATCGCTAAAGCCACTATGCCAATGCATTGATAAAATGTATATCTCACTTGAGACTGTATCGCTTAACTGCACAGGCATTGTATTAAATGGTTCTTCGATATCTAGATAGATTGCTACGTTATTATCATCTAAAGGTTCTTTTTTTAAGACTTTTACATCATTGGCATATGCGTGCGCTTCTGCATATGCTCTATCAAGTGTGGCTGTGCCGTCATTATTTAGATGCTTGTATCCTACAGATACACCACAACCAACAGGATAATTAACAGCATCAGTTTTTTTGACAGGAAAATAAGTGTGTTTGTCAGCACTCTGAATTGATGCGACAGGTTCGCCCCAGCAAGATGTGCATCCCCATATTTTTGTTTTTGGCACAGTAGATCCTAGCATTGCCAACTAGGAAGAAAGAATACCTTTATATTCACACATTAATCCGCCTGTGTAGAAAGCACCTTTCTTTTTGCAATTTCTAATTAATCCATAATAGGAGTTATCAACACTTGTAATATTGTCTTTTGGATTGCTACAAGCACGTGCTGGAGCCTGTCCTTTCGTCGAATAATAAACGCCATCAATCATGCTTGATATGTACTTCGCGCATAATGTATACGGCTGTGTCGTTCCATCTCGGTTGATACACTCTCTAGCGATAGTATATCCATCTTTTGGGATATCGGTTCTAGAATAATACCAGTACTGATCATCCGCCCATGTTTTTTCATAATACGACATTCCTAACACAAACACGTCATTTTTGCCTGTGTCTTTAAAATTTCTATCGCCTTTGATAGCAGTCACGTGACGTACACCACCATCATCAACATATGCATTGACATCATAAGTCTTAAAAAGTGGTATGTCCTTATAATCGTTTCTTCCTCTGATAGTCTTTGTAGATGGCTCAAGTACAAGGCCAGCGTTATCGTCTAATTTTTCACCTTCTGCGAGATGCGAAGTTTTCCAAAGAGGAAATTTGACAGTGTATACTTTTCCTGTTCTCTGTAGTGCAAAGGCATTTTCGAAAAAGTGCTGACTGTATTTTTCTCTTTCGCTTTCAACAGCATCTTCTAAAGTTTTCAAAGCCGTATTGGTCTTATTGGTTCTTTCAGTATCTACTGTAACTCTTAATTTTTCTGCATCAACACGTGACTGTTCAGCGTTTACTCTATTGGTTTCTGCTTCTGCTCTCTGTCTTTCTGCATTGGCTCTATTGGCTTCAGCAGTTACACGCTGACTTTCTACATTAACTCTAGACTGTTCAGCACTTACACGTGCAGTTTCTGCATTTTTTCGTGCGTTTTCTTCTGATACTCTAGTTCTTTCTGCTGACTGTCTAGTTGATTCTTCATTACTTCTAGACTGTTCAGATTGTTTTCTAAGAGCTTCAGACTTCACACGTTCATTTTCTGCGCTGACTCTAGATGCTTCAGCATTGACGCGTGCTTTTTCAATTTCAACACGTTTATTTTCTGCATTGACTCTAGATGACTCAGACTGATTTCTAGCAGTTTCGGATTTAACACGTGCTTTTTCTGATTCTATTCTAGCAGTTTCTGACTGCTTTCTAGTATTTTCATTATCAACTCTGACAGTTTCGGAATCATCACGTGACTGTTCAGACTGCTTTCTTTCGATCTCAGCATTAACTCGTAACACTTCGGCCTGTTTTCTTAGAGACTCATTTATCTGTCTAGCTGCTTCATTGTTTTCAAGTTCTGCCTTAAAGTCAAAAAGCTCATCATAAACAATCTTGATATTTGGATCTATCTCAATATTTTCAATTGCTTCAGCATTAATGTCATTTGCATTGACTCTTGCAATGATCGCATCCGAGATACTGATGTGTTCGCCTTCCTGCGCACGAAGATCAATTGTCTTAGTATCTAGATTAACCTCTGATGATTTACACAGAGTATATAAGTACCACGTGCCAGGAATGCAAGTAATAGAAGAACCGATAACTAATTTATTTTTAGTTAATGGGAAAACACGAGTAATGTTTTCTTTAGTATCCTTCTTATAAGTACGTGCTACTACGTATTTATAAAGTTTTGCAAAATTTTCAGGAAAAGAAAACTGAATCGTTTCATCTAGATTTTCCCATTGATTTCCAACTGTGATATTACTTAAGGAAGGAATACCGTTTGCATCAATTGTAATAAATTTCATTTAATCACCCCTTTTGTTAAGCATATGAATAGATGAATGAACCACACACGTAAGCTTTGCTGACAGTGCCATGCATAGCCGTAAGAGTCCAATGATTTTTTGTGATATCTGTTGTGGAAGGATAGAATCTTAGCGTTAAATCAGAACTTTGCGTGTGAACGGGAATAAATATATTCTTGTTCGGCGTCTTGTCAGAAGGGAATCCCTCCCACATATAACCCATTGTATTATTTGCGATGGGCGCAGTTACATTTCCATCCCAATTTAATTCCACGAGTTTTAGCCATTCATTGTATCTATATAAGAGTTTGACTCCACAGTCGTTTATGCCACATGACTTCCAATCTGACCACGTATTTTTCGAAATAATATCATTAATTTGGTTTTCTAATCGTTCCTGTGAGCCTGTTGATGTAACATATCCACAGTACCATGAATCACTGCGTGTGTCAGATAAGTCATTCTGGTATAGTGTTGTAACACCTTTCTTTATAGAAACAACACCAATGACTAATTGAAAAATTGAACTTGTACGCGATGGTGTAATCCATTTTGAATCACTGCCACCTTTTACAATTTTTAAAGTCACCTTTCTTTCAGAAGAATTGAACTCAATAACAATAGAATCATACCTGTTGTATGATCCACTAGCTGACTCAATTGTCAGTGTTTTTTCTTCAGAAGGAAAGAAAGCACCATTTATAAATGCATTCCCTGCTCCAATTAAAACGTTCATTCCGTTTAGTGTCATTTCAAAATCATTTGTTTTAAAAATTCCATTTGTAAAAAGACCTGACAGCATAGAGCGCCATGATCCAGCGGACATTCCTCTGTCTCCGTTTACAGAGTCAAAAGGAAATCCTAAATTATCTGTTAAAGCTGCCATCATTTATAAATTATCACTCCAATCTATAGTGCTTGGAAGCGGTGTTCCAAAAGTAGGAACTGCCTTCATTCTTCCGTGCTCATAAATTTCTGTTACTGAAACCACTCTATCACTTGAAATAATATTCCAATTTTCTAATTTATTCGTGATAATGTCACCCACATCATAATCTTCTAGATAGTTATAAGTACCGTTGATTCTATCTTCTTTTTCGAGCGACTCGACAAGAATATTTTTCGATAAGGTTGTATTTCCTCTTTCAATTAAAGAATTCTTATAATCGGTATCGGTTAACTTGTCTTTTTCGATATCAGACCCATTGATAAATACTTCTCTTCTAGCCAATCCTGTTAAAGAATTATCTCCTGATATTTCAATCTGTCTAGCACTGCCTTCACCCTGTCCGCCAACGTAGCATACATTGCTGTAGTTTTGGGAATTCAAAGTGTAAGTTGCTTTTGAAATGTCACCATTTTTTTGAGAAAAGACAACTCGTTTGTTCTTAAATTGGTTGATACTTCTATCAATCCCCTTATATGTTTCAAAAATCCATTTCTTTCTGTCAAAGTCTGGTCTTAATCGAAAACCGATATTAGATGATTGTGAAAGCTTTGAGAGATATGCAAGAGTATTCTTGTATGTTGCTTGAAATTGAATTTTTTCAGAAAAGCCGTTCAAGATTCCTAATTCAACATTAGGAATATCTGCAAGAGTGACTAACTGCCTCATTGCATCTTCAACTTTTCCATTGAAATTAAAAGTGCCTTTTATAAGCCTTCTAGCATAATAGCTTTCTGCGAATCTGCCTTTAACAGTGATCTCACGTTTTGATTTCTCAAAATCAATAGTTACATATTCGATAACTCCACATTCTTTCTTGCCTTTAAGCCACAAAAGATTCTCCAATTTTAAAAGATTGACATTTGATTGCGTTAATGGAAAATGTGTTTCGAATTCGCCACATGAACTAAAATTTCTAATCCATTGAATTGATGTAGAAGTTTCTATCACTCCTAAACGATACATTTGAGGATTAAATATATATAACTTCATATTTAAGCCCTCGCATAATTTCTTTTAAATGAAATTGAAACTGTCATATTTTCCTCGCCACTTTTTGCAGTATAACCAATATGATTAGTTCCTGGTATTAATCTTATGAAATCAGCACTGACAGGAAGATACATATTAACTTCTTCTAGTGCCTTGGCTTTTTGAAGATAGACATGGCAGTTGTCAATTTGAGTTGTAATAATCAATTTCTGACCTGATTCCAAAGTGAAATCATTTAAGCTGTCAACTCCGACAGTCATATGCTCGCCTGTTTCTTGGATTGAGATTGTTGGATTGACTACTTTTCCTAGTGCTTCAATCGTGATTGTCATTCCTGTTTCAGCACCGTTCTGGTTATCAATAACAATGTTCTGCGTGATTTCAATTCTAGAAATTTCTTCGCAGTTTACAAATTCATGAGGAAATTCAAACAAAGGAACTACTTTTGACATATCAACATTATTGTCTTCAATATCAGAAAAATGTGGATTAGGACAGATTAAAGAAACCTGTGTTGTTCTTTCATAGAACGCTCCATCTGTACCACTTATTTTTTCAACGACATAATCAATTTTTCTTTTATGAATTCCATCATCATAAATAAAAGTTCCGTCTGTAGAAAAAAGCCTGTCAAGCAGCTCTCTATTTCTAGCGAACATGTCAATATCAACAATAGTTAATACTATGTTTCTTTCCTTCATCTTTTGGCCTACAACAGTAGATCCGTCAACATTGCCATTTTCTTGAGTGGTTACATTATAGATAGTATCGTATACTCCGTCACAATCAGTGATCACAAAAGGAGCAAAAGACTTCTCGCCAAATTCAATCGAGAAGCCATTTAAATTAGTGCACGTTATTGTTCTAAATTCTTTTGACATTCTTATGCTCCTTTCAATCTTAATAGCATTTCACGAGTTGCATTTCTAACTTGTCTAGCATTTTCTGATGGATCAGTGGCTTCTGGAGTTGTGATGTTAATAGTCTGATTAATGTCTCCGCCTTTAGAATTTGAATTATCAAAGTCAAATCCTTCTTTTGACATCTGAATTCTAGTTTCTCTGATTGCGTCAAAAGTCATTGACTGCTTGAATGCGTCAGATTTTTGGAATTCATCAATAACTGAATCGCTGAAAGAATCAATGTCCTTTTTAACGGATGGAAATGACTTAATGGTACCAGTACCAATAGACTTACCAAGGAAGAAACCAACTTCTTTTTCTCCTCGTTTTGAAGGGGAATGGATATCTAAAGCTTTTTTGAAATTATTAATAATTCCACTTGCAAAACCACCGATCTTCTTAGCGATCCAGCCACCCATGTTTTTAATTCCATTCCAAATACCTTCAACGATATTCTTACCGATTCCAAGCATTTTTGAAGGAAGCGAGCTAACGGCCTTTACAACAATCTCGAAAATCTTTCCTGCTGCACCGCCTAAAGAACCGAATAATGATTTAATACCACTAATCAATCCGCGGATACCTTTGCCACCTAGAGAACCAAGTCTTTCAGGCAATAACATGATATTAATTAATACAGTATCTAATGCTCCTTTTCCTGCTGACTTTAAGAAACCGAATAACGATTTGATACCATTTCCTAATCCTGTGATAGCCATTTTTCCGACATTAAGCCAGTTGAAAGCACTCCATACATCAACGATAGCGCCTATAATTTTTGGAACATTTGCGATTAGTGTTGGTATTGCCTGTATTAATCCGAGTGCTAACTTACCGATTAGTTGAACTCCACAAATTAATATTGTGGGTGCATTATCATTAATAATATTAGCGAAAGTTGAAATGATAGTTGGCAGTTTTTCAATCAAGATTGGAATGCCTGAGATAATACCATCAGTCAACTTGTTCAGCATTTCAAACCCACTTTTTATAAACTGTGGAGCTTGGTTTGCTAGATTAGTAGCGAATGCTTGTATTCCATCTAGCATTTTTGGAAGAACAGAAGGGATTGAGTCAGCGACGCCAACTAATACATCACCAATTGATTTTCCAATGTTTGCAAACATAGGAAATAAGTTTCCACCCAAAAAAGTTCCTAAAGAAGAAACTACATTCTTGAATGAACCAAATACATTTTCACCTATCGCAATATTGCCTAAAAAGTCCTTCCAGGAAGCTTTCAGCATTCCAAAAGAACCGCTTAAAGTAGAGGTTGCTTCTTCTTGGGTTGTACCTGTGATTTTTAATTGCTGTTGAATTATGTGGATCGCATTATAGACGTCACCTAAATTATTGATATCATAATGAACACCTGTTATTTTTTCAGCGTCCTTAAGCAGTCGTTCCATTTCTGATTTAGTGCCTGAATATCCAAGCTTTAGATTATCTAACATTACATAGTTAGATTTAGAGAATCCTTGATAAGCGTTCTGGATATCTTGCATGTTTGTGCCAAACTTATTTGAATTATCTGACATGTCCTCTAGCGCCATGTTAGCAATCTCTGCTGCTTTGGCAGTATTTCCACCACAAGAAGAGATTAATGATGCAGCGAAAGAAGTTGTCTGCTCCATATATTCATTTGCACTTACTCCAGCGTTTCTAAAAGCACTTTTAGCATAATTCTTAATTGTGTCAGCACTTGAACCAAAGAGGGTTTCAATCCCACCGATCGACTGCTGTAATTTTCCACCTTCCAAAAGCGAATCAGAAAGTATTTTTCCAATTGAAAATCCAGCTAGTATAGGCTTTAAAGTATTAATTAATGCAGAGCCAAATTCAGAGCCACTTAATAATCCCTGTTCTCTAACAGGCTTTCCGAGTACTTGCTCGATATTCCCTTTAATTCCATTTGCTGAAGGGATAATTTGCACATATGCCTTTCCTAATTCTGTAGCCATCAGTCACCCTCCTTTCTTAAGAATTTTTCTCTTTCTTTCATGAATTCTTCTTCTGAATCAAACCCCTCTTTTTCTGCTTCTGAATCATTTAATAATATATCTACTAATGATTTAGGACGGTTTCTTCCCATTTGTGCATCTGACGTTTTTGACCAAACAAGCCAACTCAGTAAGTCAACTGCTTTAGCATTAAGAAGTGTTAAATCATCTACTTTCTGATTTTTCAAAGCCATTTTGAACCTTGAGTCAGACTTAAGACCTTCTACTAATACATAGATGTATGATGGTTTAAATTTTCTGTAGTCATAAATGTGATATATTTCAGCAAGATCGCATACTACTTCTTTTTTAAAGCCTCGTAAAATATGAACGAGGCTTATAAGTTTTTTAACGAAACATCCAAGTCTTCATCAACTTTTGCATTTGTAATTTCCTGGAATTCCAGCTTGATTTTTTCGCTAGATAAGAATCCATCTTTTTCACGGCAATGTTTTTTTAATCTTTCATAGCCATCCGCGCCGATTACGTACTTGATACACTTACTTAATCCAGCACCCGTTTCATACAAATCGCTAATCATTTCGGCATAATCAAAATCATAATCTAAACGAGGGTCAACCTCTGCCTTAAAGCCTGTTGAAGTTGTAATTTTAATCTTTTCCATTTTTATTCACCTTTCTCGCAAATATACTCATGATGAGTGCTTCCAGTAGAATCTTCTCTAGCCTTGATAGTGCATTCATATGCAACACTATCTTCTGATTTATAAACGATATCTCCAATAGAAGTAATGATTGCTTCTGGATAAATGATTCTTCTTAGATAGTTTCCTGTAATCATGTCAAAAACATAAGTACGATATTCTCTAGTTCCACCAGAAACGATTACTTTTAATCCAACTTTTAAATCATTGCCTGTTACATTTTCCTGCCCGTAAACTTCTTTAAGCACAATAGGATTAACTGACTCGATAAGGACTATTTTCTTTGTATCGGTAAATTCTGTAACGGCTGTATTTACGATAGTCCCACCCCACGATTTTAAATCTTTTGTTGTTTCAGAAATTGAATTAGTAGTACCGTCCTCACCGATATATCCAAGATTTACATATCCTTCGGTGAGTTTCGTTTTAGCATCAGTTGGCAAAGCTGTGCCAAGAGGAGCACTAAAAGCACCACCTGTAATTTTTGGCTTGGCTGTAACAACATAGTCTTTATTCATTGCTTTTCTTCTCCTTTCAAATTAAATAAAAAAGACATTACTCATAATCAAAGTAAGTAATGTCAAAAACTGCTTGATATCTGTATTTCTTCAAAGATGTATCTGTATAGTTGTAATCGCTGTTTAAACTAATTGATGATATTGCATCATTCTCAATGATGCTATTCATTGCTTTGATAACTTTTCTATTTAACTTTGCTGACTCTGCAATACTGCCTGCATAGCTCTGGACTGCAAGTGTTGCATGTTCAATTTTATTTGATGTATATGATCCTGTTTTTTCAACAACTAAAAAAACTTTTTCTGTCGCATCGTCAAACTGTCCATAAACAGGAACGCCCAATTTTTCGAAAAGAAAATCCATCACATGATTTTCAATAAGCGTAATTATTTTCATTATTTTCTTCTCGAACTTCCGATTGCTTTTAATAAAGCGTTCTCGTTATATTCCTTGATTTTTGCATGCGTTGTTTTTGGATAGACATTGACAACCGCTCTTTTCTTGTAGACACGTTTATCTACATCAAACCCACTTCCAGCATTAGAAGCAACTCCAGAACCATATTCCGAAAGAATTGACTGCATTTCTTCACTTTTCAGCAGCTGCTTAACACCTTTCGAATTTAATTTAAATTCAAAATCACTATTCATATAATTCGACTGTCACTTTCTTGTTCCATCTCAAAGGAATTAATTCCTCAATTCCTTCAATCGGTAATCCAATAACGTGCCATTTTTTGCCAAAAAATTCGACATCAGCATTCTTCCAGTTGTGCGAATCGCCTTTTGGAATTGCTAAGTTATAGATGGTTTTTGAAACATTGACATTTGTATCAGTCACTAATTCACTAGCCTGTTCAGGAGCAACTAAAACATCGTCAACAAAGCATTCATTTTCTTCATAAAGTGCATGCCCAAATTCATCGACACCTGTTTTCTCTTTTTCTATGAGCTTAATGGTCGTTCCTTTTAATCTCATATCAGGCTGATTGAAGTGACCTTTTGCTTATTTAACCCAAGACGTGACAATTCATTTTTCAAAAAATATAAATCATCACCAGGATTAAAATAAGTACCACTGATTGTGTAGCCCATGGCGCTTTGAGAAAACTGCTGTAAATTTAAGGAATCTTCTTCCTCCTTAGACATTACCCTTCTAACACTTGAAAGAACCACTAATTTAGCAACATTTGCTTTGTCGGGATTTCTTTCGATCATTCTATCGAGATTATGACCTCTTTCTCTTGCCTCTTCTCTCAATAGAGAGGAAGCAAGATCTAGAAGCATTATTAACCTTTCTTTTTTATTATCATCAATTTTAGCATTATACAACTGTAGATAATCTTCTATAGTCGCATACTTATTCAAAATATATCACACCTTTATACGTGCTTCTTAACTAATACAGTTTCAGGTCTAGAAATCATTTTTCCATAAACCTGTCTACCCTTTACAGCAGAAGCACCAACGTGTTTTTCATCCTGTAAATCAATTAAATAAATTGGTACTTTCCATTCCGCTACATAGTGACAAAAAATTCTGTTTCCTAAAACAAATTCAACTTTATCATCTGTTAAGTTGTCGGCTTCATAAACTAGAATTCCACCAATCTGACCAACTGCACCAGTCTGTACGACTGCATCACCTAAAGCTGAAGCTTTAATGAAGTCGGGTGACTTTAAAATTAGAGAGTAAGTTTCTGGCGAAACTGCAAGCCACATTTCAGACGTGCTGACATGTTTCTTTCTTAATATTGTTCGAGCATCAATAATTGCTTCATAAATCGAAGTCTTAGTTAATGCTTTTGTATCTTCGATAGCAGTACCATTTGTAATTAATTCATTTGCTAAATCAGTGTCAACTTTTAAAGCCATTGAATATCCAGCTGAATCTAATCTTTCAGCAAATAAATTGTCAGGTACTCCTGCAGCAGTATAGCCGTCAATCAATTCATTAACTACATTGTCAATGTCAGTGACTAGAGTCTTATAAGAAGTCGTTGTATTTGTTAAAGCCGCACCGTTCACTTTATCATAATCGTTAACAGGTACTTCTGTGTCTCTTACCGGAATATTAACAGCGCCGGCTGTCGGGTCGCCGTCATATTTTGTATTAAATAACTGAGGGAATAATGATTTAGATCTTAATTTTGCTAAAACTAAATTTGAATATCTTTCGCGTAATTGCTTATCCTGTGCCATGTTTTAATCTCCTTTAAATTTTTAATGTTGGGTTTAATTCCATAAAGCGCTTTTCAACACCATCAACTACACCGCCTTTATTGTTCTTCGGTGTTGGAGTTGTTGGCGCTGGCGCTCTATATTCGGGTTCTTCCTCTTTTTCTTTTGGGAAGAGACTCTTAAGGTTGACTGCGGAATTGTTTAATTCTTCTTCTGTCTCACCTTTTAAAAATTCACTTGCTGAAGTTGGCAAGCCGTTGTCATTAAGTACTTTTGAAATGAGCTCTTTTCTTTCAAAATCCTTAACTTTTCCTTCAAGTGTTAAATTCGTATTTCTTAAATTTTCTAATTCTTTTGAGTTAGATAATTCATTTTTGAGGGTTTCAATTTCTTCAGGACTTTTCCAACCTTCATATTGTCTTCTCAATCTTGCTAAACGATTTTCAACAATCTCGTCTAGTTCTTTCTGTGTTTCGATTACTTTAAAATCACTCATATTTTTCTCCTACTTTTAACCGCAATAGTCGCGTAAATTAATAATGTATTCTTTGATTGGCAACTTTCTTTTTCTTTTTTGAACACTGCCAAAGTGCTAAAATTGCCGAATCAAGAATTGAAATTTCTATTCCTTCTTTTGCACTCTTATAACCAAATCCACCGTTAGAGCCGATCGCTCTTTTTACGCAGTTAGATGCCGACTGCTTAAGAGACGGCTGTCCGTTATGGCAAATTGAGCAACTAAAAAGCGACTTCTGAAAAGTCGCATTTGCATTAATAATTTCTTTAACTGTTGGAGTGATGACAGTAACATCAATGTCAGCATCTTTTAATTCGTCAATTAATAACTGCTGTCCATTTTGACCATCAATCACTACTTTTCTAACATATGAATTCTTAATAAAATCAAGAATCCAATCATTACCTTTTTTGATTGGCTTACATCCAATTGTTTCAATGAAGATTCTAGGCTTCTTTTCTTTTGTTTTAACGGCAATAGACATTGCAACGTTCTTCCCGCCATGGCCGTATTTGATACCAACAAAAAGTGAACCTTTAAAATCGGGTAATTCCTTAACTTGCAAGTTATCCCATTCATCTTCAGAAATTTCTGATTTCTGATTGTAAGAAAGCCACAATCCAAAACGCTGAATATTAAAGTCAATTTCATTTTTTTTATTTTCAGAAGCAACAGAACGTTCTTTTAAGGTCAAACCTAATGACGGATTAGTCTCATACCAGATGTCTCTATCATTGACATCTGACATGTCACTAACACTCCATTCTGCCCAACCACTAGACTCTGCTTCGCCTGTCAGGCATTCTTCTCTGAGCGCCTGTGATACAGTGCCAGCAGAAACGGCTGTTGGAGGAGTACCACACATAATAGTTTGTGGGTTCGGCGATGATGTAACAGTATATTGAAGAGCGCTTTCCTGTTCTTCTGTATAATCCTGTGCTTCATCAATAATAAGAAGGTCGAACCCTTCACCTAAACCGCCCTTACCGGAACGAGTTCTGAAATATACAATTCCACCGTCTTCATCATTCTGAGGGTCGAAAACATTTTTATCTAGAATACGCACAGTCTCCAAGCCTTGCTGTGATTTAGCAGTGTATGATTTCTCATAAGCTTTACCTTTCACTGGTCTCTTAACTTCTGTGTAGCCTATCTGATCTAATGCTTTCTTTAACTTCTCATAAGAAGCGGTTGAAGTTGTAGTTCTGTGTGCTGTGTGCATGATTCTTTCTTTGCCATAAATCAAGCCCCAAAGCTCTCTCATGATAAGAATTTCAGATTTTCCGTTACGTCTTGGAATAGAATAACCGTATTTCATATGCAACCATTGACCATTATCATCAACGGCCATGATGTCCATCATCTGAATTTCTTGCCATTGCATTGCTTTTCTTTTGGATTGGTTATATAAGTCTATAGCTTGTTTGCCAAGACTTTTTTTATAAGGAATAATAAATGAATTCGTAGGAGTCTGTCTTCCAATTCTATTTTCAGACATTCTCTTTTACCTCCTACTTTTACGTATTTAAAAAGGTGTCACAATCAATTGACACCACCTCCTTAAATATTTTTTTGAATTACTTAGTTAAAGATCCGATTACCGCCATCATAATAATGATCAATAGATAAAATAAAACTACTAAAATGAGTGGCAAAAGAATAATGAACCAGCTTAATGCGATAACTCCTAATAATTTCAAAATAATTAATGCTACCATTAAAACAGCTAAAAAAGTTCCAATCATAAATTAAATCTCCTTTTCATTTCTTTATAATCTTCTTTGATAATTCTTAAAATCAAATCAATATACGAATCAGTGCCGACTTCTTCTTTTAAAAGTTTCAAAATAAAAACAATAAATATAAAACCAATAAAAAGAACAACACTCATAATGACATCTGCATAATAATTCATAATCCACCTACTTCTTCATATACCATGCCTTAGAATGTACGTCCTGAACCTTGTTATTTTTTGGATCGTAGATAACAGAACATTTACACCTTGAATGTCTTTTAAAAACATCCGTATTCATTTTCGGTGAATATAGATATGTTCCGCCTAAATTACTGCACCACTTGCAGCAATTAGAAACTGCCTTCCTGACAATAACAGGCCTCAATCCTAAATCTAGATGTAATTGAGCATTTGCTTTCGCAGTATCATCAACAATGCTGATTGCGTTTGTGATAACAGGCTCATTCCAAAATCTTTTTGCGTGTTCAAAATCTTCTGCGCTTGAAATTCTGCTGATCAATGTTTTTAGTTTCTTTTCATTAAATTTTGGCTTCACTGCTTTTACATCAACATCAGCCTTCAAGTTAAGAATTTCTTGAACGTCTTTTGCATACTCAGAAATGAGTGAATAATTATTCTTCATTGTCGGTTCTAAAATCTTTTCAGCGATATTGAAATACATTTTTTCATCAGGAAGAATGTCGGCAGTGATATGCTTGTTTAATGCTTCAACCAACATTCTTCCAATTGTTTCAGCATACATTTTAGCTTCTTCATAACTGACGGTTTTCTTTTCAATTGCTTCAAGCAGTCTCTTAATTGATTTAGAATCCTGATAACTTAAAGTGAATGAGCTATTAATCTTTTCTAATAGATCAACCGTCAAGTCCGTCATTAGCTTCACCTTCTTCAGTATCTTCTGACTTCTGAACTCTTACGTTCATTGGTGCCTTATAAGACGGTTCTTCCGAACCACCTTCTAAACCCGTTAAGTCTTCAACAATTTCTTTTGTGATAAATCCAGGCACTACTTCGTTAATCTTATAAATACTGTCTCCTAAAGCACTCATTTTTGAGGCATCAATTGGATATATAGGTTTCCAACGTATTTTGATTTCAGCGAATTCATCTCGTCTGTATGCTCGCTTGTCTTGAACGCATTTAGCAAGATAACCGATATTTCTAATTCCAACAGAAAAAGAATCCTGTGCATCATTTGCTAATTCTTGCAACGTAGCATGTGAAGCAATGATTGCTTCAGCACTTGAAGGGTTTTCTGTTGTGAACCCTAAATCATCTAAAGTCATTCCTGTTTCTCCAGCAAATAATGAAGCGTATGTTTTTAACTGATCGTTGTAAGGTGCCATTGACTGCTGAGGAAACTGTCCAAGCGTTGGAATGTTTCCATCTCTATCACGCTCGATTGCTAGCATTGTAGAGACCGCAGCTTTGAATGAATCGAATTCCTTATCGCTTTGTGCTTTTTCTTCTTCTGTCTGTTCAATGTCTTCTTCATAGTCCTCGTCATCATCATCATATCTTTTAGTGATGTTTAATCCTAGAGCGTAACGTTGAGGAAATGAATAGAATAATGAACTAATTGCCATTAGCACAAGAGTGGTTTTAACATCTTCAACATATGTCATGAGCGATTTTGTAATGTGTGAACGGCCGAATGGTTTTGTGGCATCCGAATTATAAATAACAGGCACAAGTAACGGGTAAGGAGCATCATTCTTAAATACTTGATACGGCTCGCCTTCATTATCCTTGTAAAAATAAGTTGCGTCTTCTGTAAAGTATGCTTCTTTAATCGGGTTCCCCGTTTCTAAGTCTCTTTCAATAACTGCATATCCTTCTGTCAAGAGCATAGTCGAATTATCAAGAATGCCAGTAGCATTTGCACCATCAATCACTTCTAGTCTCACACTTCCATCTGTATTTTTTGAAATATAGACAAAATCGCAAGAAGAAATGACTGCTCCTTTAAACATACTTTTGAAAAGAACGTCCTTGTTATTCATGTTGAAAATCTTTGTCAAGTTGAAAATATCATCATTTCCAAAGCCATTAAATTTTAATTTGTTAACTAAAGTATCTACAGCTCTAGGAATCCATCCGACATACTTTTCTTGGTTCTGTAATTTCGGAGGAAGATTACTAAGAATCTGTGTATCCATTCCGTCATCCATATCATAATAGTTATAGCATTTAAGAATGTACGGCCTTTTGCTATCTAGTTTACTTCTTAAGTAGTCTAAGCCTTTATAATCCATCTGTTTAGTACCTGTTTTCCTTTCTGAAAGATTTTAAATCGTGAGGAGTGTTATTGCTCATGTTCTCGCCAAATCCTTCTCCGCGAGAAATATTCGTAGTACAGAGGAAAGGTTATCGGAGTCATTCCCAAAGGGTAGATTCCCCCGATTTCAGAAGAAATCACCAATTTTTATAAGAAAGCATTAAAAAAGCCTTTCTTTTAAGAAGGCTCTATAATTTCTTTCTTTTTCTGTACTTTGTCCAATCCATTGATAATGGTAAATCATCATTAAGAATCTGAGTGTCTTTCTTTACTTCAATTCTTCTGAATAACTTATCACTCTTTTCTCTGTTGCAAATGAGATGAGCCAATTGCAAGTTATCAATATCACTTGGATGACCACCTTTTGCAATAGGAATAATATGATCTATACAAGGACTCATTGGGTCGGGAAACTTTGCATTAAAATCAACAGGGTGTCCACATATACCACAAATACTTTGAGTCGCATAAATCTTCTTCTTATTAATTTCAAACTGTCTTCTGTGTGCCGAATTGTTTTGGTCAGGTCTATATCCTTTAGCCATGTCTATTCTTATTTCTTTCTAAAGTTCTATTGGCTTTACATTTAGGCTCTTTATGCTGCATGTAATAAACTTCTTTATGCTCATGACCACAGATCATACACCTATAGACAGTTACTCTTTTATCACACTTTCTGTCAGTATCATAACGAGTATAGCTATAATCCTCATAATACTGACACCAGTGTTTTTTCAAACCTTGAGACATTGCATCTAATCAGCTCCAATCGGATAAAATAAAAGGCACTCTTGCGAGCACCTCTTTTTGAATAAACTTTTCTGATATCACTTTACTACCTTTTTACCTGCAGTGCGTTATTATTTTATGCAACTTTTAGTGATGATTGATTTTAATTATTAAATACTACAAATTCTTTGACAATTCTTTAATTGCATCTCTTAAACGACAATATGCAGAAGACTCTGAACAATTCATTAATCTAGCGACTTCATACATATCCAAGCATTCTACATACTTGTAGAAAAGTACATCTCTATACTGCATGTCTTCTAGACTTTCTATATTTGAACGTATGACTGCCATCTCATTCAAGTACTTATCTTTCATCATGATATAATCATTCGTTGTTTTTGGTGCTCCACAAGTACCACCTTTTGAATCTTCATATTTAATAGCTTTAACATTGATCAACTTATTTTCTATGTATTCTACTCTATTCAACATGTTTCTATAACTTTTTAGATAAGTTCTTGTTTCTTCGATTGTCATACGCTACCTCCTAATTTATGCTGTTAAAATCACAAAAATAATAAATGCAATAACTGCTACAATAAAGAAAAACAATTTAGCCTCATTTCTGGAAGAAAGAAAGAAATCCTTTACTCTGTCTTTTGATTTTCAACTCATTCTTTCTTATCTTCCCAGTATATCACAAACTTGATTAGCAAAATTAGCGCTTATGATATTACTGTTGTTATAAGATTTTAAGAATATATCAGGGCATTAAATCCGTGAGATGATCTTGCTTTTAGAAAAGAATCTATTAAGTATGAGGGGTCCTAATATTTTTTCTTGATAGTATATAAAATCTAATAAAGAACTCAATGCCCTGTTTGACTTTACATAGTAAATACTAAAGCAATAATACAAATAAGTAATAATGCTACTGCAATGAAGAAGTCTCTATTAGCTGCTTTAAGGTTTTTACATAACTTTTCATTAATTTTTTGAACTTTCTTATTATCTTTCTGAACTTCTAGCATTAACTGCGTTGTTTCCTCTAGATCTTTTTTATTTTCTTCTAGTTCTTCTTTCAAGCTAGTTTTTTCAATAATTAGATGCCTACAGTAATTGTCTAATCTAACATAATCTTCTCTAGCGATTTCTAACTCTGATTTGCATTTTTTTAAATCAAGCATTTCAGAAAATACTTTTCTAAATTCTTCAATAGTTTCTTCATCTGATCTCATATTATTTACCTCTACTTAAAAAAATAGAATCGTTGCAAAGTGGCATTTCTGCTTCAATGAGTATAGTTTGTTTTGACATGTTGCCATAAAACATATCATTCAATCCAATATTTATGATGTTAGCATCTTTATAGAATTTAATTTTATTTAAATAACGTTCATCATTGTAAAGAGTGTGTTTTGGACCTTGATAACAGAATTCGTTTTTGATTTTAAGAGTAACCAAAGCATCATCTTCAATTCTATTTAATAATTCATATATTTTCATGTTATTCCACCTACTCACATTTTATTAAAATACCGTTCCAACCATTAAAATTATTAACTCCTAAATGAGTGACGATTTTATCCTTCAACTTCATGTTGATAAAATCATCATCATGCACTAACTGATTCTTAGTACATTGAATACAGAATGTTTCAGTACGTATCAAGATGATTTCTTCTCCATCAACTCTTGCTAGAACTTCATTAACTCTCATTGTTTTTTTCATCCTTAATCTAAATCTTCATCATGTTGATATTGCTTATTTTCTAATGCTTCTTCTAAAAATCTTACTTTTTCTTCCAGTGGCAAATCATTAAGGTTTGATTTTTTAACAGGTTCACTGTTATTTCTGTTAGATTCTTCAAGAAGTTCATTGTATTTTTTGTGCAGCTCTTTATTTTCTTTCTTTAATTGTGCCCAATCGTAAGAAAGTTTGTCATGCCCTTCATAAAGTTTAGCATATGCCTCCTGAAGTTCTTTATATTCAAGTTTCATTTGTTCAATGTAAATATTGGTTGCGCATTCAACAATCGTACTTTTCAATCCGTTATAATCGAGACCGTGAATAAAATAGTTATACGCTGAATTTGAAACCATATTTAATATTTCTTTATAAGTCATTTCTTTATAGGCCATTTTCAATCACCACACAATTCTCTAAAATATCCTTGATCACTCTAGGTTCTGTATCTTCCCACTTAACAAATGGGAACAAATCATCAGATAAAAGCCTGCGCTGATTTTGTGCAAGATACTGCCAATAACGATTATATTTTCTTGGCTTAGTACTGTAGAAATAAAGTTTATCTTCATCATCACGTGTAATGAATCTGTAATCTGTGTTTTTTAAAGCATATTCTAAAATATCACGTTCAAATCCGGTTAATTTGACAGGCTTTTTATATTCAGATAAGAGCCATTTAACTTTAGCATTCGAGCAATGGTCTCCCATATCGTAAAAGATACAATTATCACAGACACCAAGGCATTTCTTAATTGCATGCTTATCTTTGCTCATAAAAAAGTCAGAAACAACATTTGATTTTTCTAGTATTTCTTTCCTAAATTTTTCTGCATTTAACATTTTAATCTACCTCCAATAAATCAATTGATGAAATTCCTTCAATTCTAATAGTAACTTCTTCTAGCATATTGATGCTAAAACGTGACACGTATTTAATACCATATCCGTCTGATCTTGAAATTTTCACAAAACGTGTTGGCATTTTTGTAAAATTTTCTGAAAATTCATCTAAGTTGAAACTTTGATTATTGTCAAAATTTTCTCCTTCCCAAACGTGATATTCATCACCGTTAACCATGTGTATTATTATTTTTTTCATTTTCTTTTGCTCCATTCTTCTTTATCTTTATTCTTTGCTACTAATCTAAAATAGAATTCTGCAATACCTTCAATGCTTGATTTATGCTCATTCATTCTTTTCATCCACTTCAATCATAGTCATGCTCCTCATCCCATTCACCTGTCAAATATTTGATAAGATTTTCAGCGTTGAAAAAAGGGCAACCATCTTCAGCACATCCTTCTACATAACAATTCGTTTTTTCGTCCAAGTTTTCTGCTATCGTAAGACAATCACTTGTTATAAGAAGTAATCCAAGTAATGCTTTAAGTGCTTGCTCATATACCTTAATCATGCTCATCAAGAACACCTCTAATCTTTTCTAACTTATTAGCCAGTTCTCTATTTTCGCATTCAGCAGTTTCTAAATCATATTCAGCGTCTGCGAGAATATTTTCTAAGTCATTGCAGTATTTTTCTAATGCTTTGATGTAATCATTATCCAAAGCAAGCGCACCTTTTTGGATGTCAATTCCTATAAAGTCCTCTTTTTTAGGTTTCTTCAAACCTTCAGTATCATATATACTGTCTGGTTTTTTAATCCACTTGATAAAATTTTCTTTTGAGTAAAATGGACAGTCTCCGTCACAGTCCCCAATATCACAAGGAACGTTAACTCTATTTCTTTTTAGAGAATTATTAAAATGCGAACATGGAGCAATTCCAAACACTTCATCATCTGCCAAGAAGTCAGCGACTGCTTCTAGTTTTTCATCACTCACAAGTTCCATGTTTTTATGTCTTCTCCCTTCTGCAATTTTTCTTCTTTCTCTTTTCGCAATTCTTCTTCTTTCTGGATTGCTCTTTTAACCTCTCTGTCAATCTTTTGCTTTTGCCAATTTATAACTTTATCAATATCTAAATACCCTAAACACACTAATTCTGCGATACAGATAAGTGTATCAGCAACTTCTTCGTGCAAGTTATTTTCAAATTCATCACGAAAACCATATCTCTTGGCTTTTGTGATAGCTTGGATTAACTCAGCACATTCTTCTGAAGTAATGGTTAGAGTTAAATCATCACTATTGATATTTGCAATTTTATCTAATTCTAAAATTCTTTCTTGCGGATATTTTAATAATTCCACCAATCTTCCGATTTCTTTAAACATTCTTTAACCCTCCAAAACAAAAGCAATTAACTGAGCACCTAGAATATTAGCCAAGGTTTCAGCTTCTAATTCATCAGCAAATACTTTTGCCTTTTCTGCATTTTCTTTTAAAGTGACTGAATCACTTGATGTATTAGTTACATATAATTTTCCTAACTTTACCAAATATAATTTTTCCATTTGTTTTTCTCCTCTTTCTTAGGATATAAAGTAAGCACTGCATACTGCTCTTGTGCATATGCTTCATATCCTATAACTTGATATTCACTTTTTAACTGTTCGATTAAATCCGTTAGCTGATGCATGGAATAATAATCGACTTTCTTATATACGTATTTCATAATTCCTCTAATGATATATAGATTCCTGGAACGGCGCTCCAAAATTTTTCAATCACTTCGGAAGCCACCCTTGAATCATTAGTATAGAAGCCTAACTCTTCTAAAATGTCTTTCAACATCTTATTTAAATTATCAGTATCAGGCTTTGTGTATTTATACTCGCCATCTACTTTGTGACTCTTGTTTAAAGGAAAGCACCATTTAACAATTAACTGGCAAGCGTGATCAATCGGAACACTAGGAGCATAAGGTGCGATTGCATCTCTTAATTTAACGTATGCCTGTTTCTGCTCAGGACTTTTATATACTCCATATTTACCAATTCTGTGTTCCTGTGCTGTAATTGTCGGAGGAATCATCTTTATAAAAAACTGCATTGTTTAATACCTCAATTCTTTCAAAAATCACAATTACTTTGATAATACGTAACATACACTTATAGGGGAATCTCAAATTCCCTATAAGTATGTATGTACGTTATTAGCAATTGTGAAGGTACATATATATATTTATATATAGTGTGTACCTTACACGTGTACCCTATTTTTTTGATACAATACCTTTCGAATAATCAAACTCTTCTAAAGCTCCATTTTTAATCCATCTAGGCACACTAGTTTTTAGTGAGCCGTATGTTTTTCCCATCATCAGTCCACTTTCGGCAAGTTCTTTTAAGGTGACTTGGCCATCATGATTTAACTGATCAAAAGCATTTAAGAATAATTCAATATTTTCATCTTGCTTCTTCTTATTAGTCTCGTTCATCTTTTCGAACTTAGACTTTTTCTTTGAACCTTCAGGACGGCACCCTTTTAGCAAGTTGCCATTATCCAAGAAGTGAACAGGATATTTAAAGAAGCAGTTGATAGGGTCGAATGTAGCGAACTCCCTAAGAGTTCCAGATATCTGAAGGGCAGTAATATGTTTAGCTGCATCAACTTTTAATTCTGTCAGATACTGTAATTCGTTCATCTGTTCGAATCCAAGCATTTCAGCACAGTAATCATTCATTGCTTCAAAATCATGATCATCTGTTTTTTTAGTCTGATAGATGTATGTCTTCCACTTCGGAACATACTTATCGAGTACAGCATGCATTGCTTCAACTCTTGCTTCATTAATGAAGTGTTCCTTGACTTCTTTATTCATATCCAACTCAATCATATCTAGCAGCGCGTCAGGGTCTCTTGCAAAGACTCCTGAGCCACTTGCACGGTCCATTGACTTCTTGCCACCCTGAGCACCCTTAGAGTGGTGATGTGCATAGATGACAGATGCACCAAGCGCATCTGCTATCTTATCAAACTGATTACAGAACTTAGCCATTTCACTCGCACTGTTTTCGTCGCCAGTAATGACTTTATAAATAGGGTCAACTACTACAGCGATATATTTTTTCTTTTCTGCTCGTCTAATCAGTTTTGGTACTAACTGATCTAGTGCAGGAGTCTTCCCTCTCAAGTTCCAGATAAAAATTCTATTTGCATTGTTGGGGGTCAATCCTAAAGTCTGATAGACATCTTTAAATCTGTGAAGACATGAGGCTCTATCCAATTCGAAATTGACATATAACACATCCCCTTGCTTGCATTGTCTGCCCATCCATTTTGTGCCTTCTGCAATAGCGATACATAATTCTATCAAAGAGAACGACTTACCACTTTTTGAAGGACCGGCCAATAGCATTTTATGACCTTGTCTTAAGATTCCCTCGATTAATTCTTCTGCATAATCAGGAAGATTGAATAATACATCAGCCAAATTTTCTTCATCGGGTAAATCATCATTCATTGACTCAACCCATTCGACCCAGTCCGACCAAGTCTCTTTTCCTGTGTTGGTTTCAATAATGAACTGCTTATGTTCGCCACGAACACATCCAGGCATTCTTGAAAGTCTTGATGGATTCTTATTCTGACTGTCAACTTCTAGGCCGTTCTTATCGCATATCTTATACAGATAACTTACACGTTCTCTATATTCTTTATTATCTGAAGCATCAACCTTGACAATAGCGTGTATTGATTTGGCGCCACTGTATACAACTGCAGCAACAGGCAGTTCTAACTGATGAATAATAGACAACTGCTTGCCAATGTCCAAACTGTCAGATTCTACTAAAGCATATTTAAATGATGCTATATCAGTGTTTCTAACACCTTCACCGTTCAAAGGATTAAAACGAATCCATGCACCTGCTGCTTGATTGTAGTCTCCAATTACTGCTCCAATATCACCATTACAGGAGTGAAGTCCTTCAACAATCTGCCCTGCTGTCATTCTAAAGTTTCCACGGTTGCCAGGAATGAATTTTCCTTTTTCGTTTTCTATCGAGGAAACCACGAAGCCAACATATTCATCTGTATCGAATAGAGTAGTTAAGTATCTGATTAACTCATTTGCTGGATTCCAATTCGAATCACTAGGCTCATGTAACTCAATACTATCTATAGAGTCCTTGTCTATGATATTGCCAATTTCATCTTCCCAATCAAGAACGCCCTCATTAGGATCTATTTTTTTTGGAGGAACGAAACCACCTTTTTTAGCATAATCGAAGATTGTTCCACCTGTGACAATATCCCCTGCTGTTTCATTGAAGGAATTCCATTTTGTGAAGCACTCCCCTCTTTTATATCTTTCAGAGTCCTGAGCACTCCAGGAATCCCAGTCACTCGCTTCATAGCCTTCATGTTTAAGGGCCATTCCAACATTTGTCCATTCCTGGTAGGAGAGTTCTGAAGGGTTGATATAGTCAAGCAACTCTAATAGATTGTATTGTTTCATTCTTATTCAACTCCTTCTGGTTTATAAGTAGAAGCTTGTATCCCTTTTGGAAGTCTCCAGTTATTTGCTGAAATTCTAGAAATCATAGAATTAGCATCTTTGAATTTCCAAGTTCCAACATTCCTGAATCCTCTTCTTTCGAGGAATCTTACTTGTTTTGGAGTTGCTAGTCCTTCTTTACTTCTTAACTTCAACCTGTCAATCAGCATTGAAGCATATCCAGCATTAGGAACTTCATTAGATTCAATCCCATGTGCTTCTAAATACTTCAATTGCTTTTCATTTGCTGGAGCGCATTCCCAGCCAAAAGAAGGAATGTAATTCTGCAAGTCTTCAGCCTGTATACTCATTGCGTACTGCAAAGGGTCCACTAGCTTCTTCTTGCGTTTTCTCATTTCTTCTAGCTGCTTAGCAAGTGCTTCTTCACGTTCTTCTTGGACATCCTTCAAAGCTTCTTCTTCGGCTTCTTGAATATCCATCTCAATTCCTGCGCTGTCTTCTAAGTTCTTAGTCATTTTTCTAGCGACTTCATCACTATTACAGATAAGTGATGCCGGATGACATAATTCATGTCTTTCACTGTGCCAGAGGAAATCCAATAAAAGTAAATCTTTCTTTCCTGTCTGAGGAGATAGCCTTGTACCTCTTCCAACCATCTGAGAATAAAGACTTCTTACTTTTGTTGGTCTTAGTACAATGACACAATCAACGTCAGGGCAATCCCATCCTTCCGTTAATAACATAGAGTTGCAAAGGACATTGTATTTATTTTCCGCAAAGTCTTTTGTGATCTCATTTCTATCTTTGGAATTACCATTTACTTCAGTAGCTTTAAAACCATGTTTATTTAAAATTTCAACAAACTTTTGAGATGTTGAAATCAGTGGAAGAAAAACAACTGTTTTTCTATTCTTGCAGTACTTTTCCATTTCACTAGCGATACCTTCAAGATATGGATCTAATGCGCTACCAATATCGCTTGCTTTGAAATCTCCAGCGCTCATTGAAACGCTTGATAAATCCAAAGTCAGCGGTATAGTCAATGCTTTGATTGGCACTAGATACCCGCTTTTAATCGCTTCTGATAAAGTATACTCGTATGCCAAAGTCTGAAAATAAGAGCCTAAGTTTTTCATATCTCCCCTGTCGGGAGTAGCAGTTACTCCAAGTACTTTTGCACTATTGAAATATTCCAACACTTTCTGATACCCATTACTTAAAACGTGATGGGCTTCATCGATGATTATTGTGTCAAAGTAATCTCTTGAGAATTTAGACAATCTTTTATCACTCTGTAGTGTTTGAACACTGCCCGTGACAATTCGAAACCATTTGCCAATACAAGTCTGTTCAGCTTTTTCGACCGCACAGCCAAGCCCTGTCACTTTCTTTATTTTGTCAGATGCCTGTTCTAGTAGTTCACCTCTATGTGCCAAAATAAGAACTTTATCTCCTTTTTTAACACAGTCCTCAGCCACTTTTGCGAACACTATTGTTTTCCCGCAGCCAGTAGGAAGAACAAGAAGGGTTCTTTGAGTCCCCTTCTCTTCCCACTCTGTGAATATTGCATCATAAGCCTTTTGTTGATAATCTCTAAGTTTCATTATTTCCAGCTATTGTTTCCCCAAGCCTGTGACTGAGTTGGTGCTGGAGTATCACTGATCACGAATTCTTTTACATTATTGTAGATTGCATCATTATATTCTCTATGAGAGATTTTAACCGTTCCTGTTTTTCCGATGATGCCGTTCCAGTCAGGACGGAACGGAACTCCTTTCTGTTTCATTCCAATGCATTCAAAGAATTGAGAAATCTTCCACTCAAGTGATTTGTGAAGAATTAATGAAGTAGTCACTTTTACTTCTTTTCCTTCATAATTGATTGTTAAAGTAATGTCTGCTTTATTGCATACAGGGAGTTTTCCATTTCCTGATGTTTTAGATCTAACAAAATTATCTTTAATGATGAATTGATAAGTTCCGACAGGCAATAATGTGTATTCTTTGGCTTCGGCTGTAATTGTATCATCCCAACCCATAGCACCATCATTTTGAGATGCTTGATTAAATCCGTTCTGATTGTAGTTATTTTGGTTATAGTTATTAAAATTGTTATCCATTTCTTAATCTCCTTTTTTTAAAATTGCATTTCTGTTTCTGTAATAAAGTCTTTTAAGTTGCTCCAATTGCTAGCGATAAATTCCCAGAAGTCATTAGGCATATTTTCGATTGGAGTATCTTTTGGGAAGAATCCCTTTAAGAAGATGACTTCCTTCAATTTCTCAATTGAAATATTGTCACATTTCATCAAGTCTCTTACTTTAGAAGGAATCTTCTGATATTCTTCAGACTCAAAATCAATAGCACTCACAGGATTATTTTCTTTAATCTGTGGTTCTTTTGGTTCAACAGGTACATTTACCTGTGTTTGTGGTTTTTCATCTGCAGCAGGAGCGCTCATAGGCTGCACGCTATGAACTTGTTCAAACTGATTTCCTGTCAGACTTTTTTCAACAAAAGGTCTAATGACTTCATAATTGAATTCGCATTCTTCAGGCAATCCATGACGGTTCTTTGCATCCCAACATGGTTTATGTGTGGTATACATCATTCTTTTACCACCAACTGCTTTACCTTTGCCGTTGTTATCAACTTCAGACACAAATGTCTGATAGTTGACAAATAGAACCATGTCAGCCCATTCTCTGATTAATCCAGATGATTTGCCTCCTGTTTTCTTGCCAAGTTTTAACTCATATCTATCATATTTTCCTGTTTGATTTGGTTCTTCAAACTTTCTAATTTGACTATGCGCAGTTAAAACAATAGCCATGTTCCCAATACTTCTAGCTTCTTCGAGTAAATTTAAAAATCTTCCTTCCTCTTCTTCGAGGTATACATACCCGTTTCCATAGCCAAAGTCTTCAATTCCTTTTAGACCGGCCTTTTGACAGATGTGATCAATAATTAATCTTTCTCCCCAGTCAATAGAATCAATAACCAATGTTTTACATAATTTATTTTTGGCTGCATACATAACTTCTTCTTTTAACATCTCGTAAGATGTAGGTTTCGGAAGTCTTCTTACATTCATAAAATCTGTAGATCCTTCAGTATCAATGAATAAAGGCTCTGGGAATTGTGCTGCAAAGGTGCTCTTTCCAATGCCTTCAGGACCATAAACCACTACTTTTAAAGGCTTATCATTTACACCTGATGTAATTTCAAAATTCATTACCACTTCACTCCTTCCCAAGAATTAGCTGTTTTTGCTTCTTCTTTTACTTCTTCTTTCTTTTCTTTTTCTAAATTATTTTTGGCAACATAGCCATCTTCAATAATGATTGAACACTCGTCACCAGTACTTACTCTCGTAGCAATAGCCTGTAATCCTTCAGATTTTAGCCAAGTGCCAAATTCCTTGAGTGTGTTCATGTCCATCTGCTCCAATTTATCCAACAGGATAAAGCCACAATTAGGATTGATTTTTCTGCAGATAGCAGTAGCCACTTTTAGCTGCTGTGAACCGCTCATGTTATCCCATTCTTGACCTAGATAAGTGATTTTTCCATCTTCAATTCCTAATCCTTCAAGAGGAAGATCAGCATTATTTAATAAGCTAGCCTTTTCTTTTCTAATGTCTTCTAACTCCTGTGACTTAGAAGCATATTCCTTTTTGAGGTCATTGGCTTCTTGCTCTGCTTTTTTCTTTTCTAGGTTCGTGCGAACCTTAATATTAGTGTCATCAATCTCTTTGATGCTTCTTTCAATTTCATCTGTAGGATTGTCTACTAGGCTAGATACTTCAACAGTTGCCTTGTCTCTTTCCTTGATAACTTTCAAGTACTCTTCATTAAGTGCTTTTAACTGCTTGTCTAAGTCTTCCATCTTTTCTTCAATGGCTTTTGACTTAGATTTACATTCAGCGAGATACGCTCTTTTTCTTTCGTTGCTTCCATTGATTGCAAGCATTTCCTGCTGCTTGGCGATTAACTCAGAAGCTGAAACAATCTTATCTGGAACATTGTCATAATGAACCATCTCTTTAGCATGCTTCGATTTCTGATCAGCAATTCTTCCAATCGCTAAGCGGTCGTTATAAACTGCCTTTTCCTTTAAATCCAACTTAGTTAACTCGTCACCAATCCCGATAATATGAAGTAACGTGTCAGCTTTTTCTTTTTCTGAACTATTCATAAACTTTGGAAGATTTAAAGCCAATTCACTAATAAATGAATCTAATAGGCTCTGACCTGCTTTCATTCCTGTTGGATCAGTGACCTTCAAGGCTGAATTCTTACCTTTTCTTTCAACCACAATACCATTACTTAATGTAACTTTTAGAGATGCTGGAACATAGCTTCCTTCTCTAGTTGGCTTTGATGGCTTGTATTTGTTGCCACCAAGACACCAAGTGATGGCATCCAACACAGAAGTCTTTCCATTGTTATTATTTCCGCCAATAATTGTTAATCCATTTTCAGATGGTTCAATCTGTACTGCCTTAATTCTTTTGACATTCTCTAATTCAAGAGAATTGATTTTAATCTTATCCATTTAGTTAGTCTCCTTTTCATTTTTGAATCCTTCAAATAAAGAATCCGAATCACTATCAATGCCGATAATTTTGATAAGTGCTCTTGATACGTCTTTTGGTCTCTTCCAAATAAACTCAACAATTTGTTTGAACGTATCGTTCTTTGGATCATCCTCATTTGTTAATTGACCTTTTTTAAATGCGTCAATTAAAAGTGACATCATCAATAGCATTTGATAATTAGTGCCACCTTTTGAAATGTGAACACCTCCGTCAAATGTTTCAACTTTAATAAATGCTTTCTTTTCCATAATTTTCTTCTCCTTTATTTATTTCTGATAACAACGAGCATGTATTCAAGAATGATTAAATTCATGCTTAATGATGCAACACTTAGAACTCTCATTCCTGTAGAATTCCAGTTATTGCCACTTACAACTCCTGAAATAAAACTGACTAAAATAATTAAATTAGATACAATGATGATTCCTTTTTCAAATCTGCTCATATCCCATCACCTTCATTCTTAATTTTTGATACTTTCTAGTTCTACAGATTCTAGGAAATCCGTATTTTCTCCACATTCTTTTTAAGAATGGAACTTTTTTTCTTGGCTTTCTTCTTTCCATAGAAAGTCCTCTCTTTCTGTGGTACAATAACCACGTTGTCTTTTTATTCATCTAGGCACGTGTTCGCAGCACGTGTCTTTTCTTTTACTCGTAAGCACTTAGCGCCAAAGAAAGCATTTATTTGATCAACAGACAAATTATTTAAAAAGGATTGATATATTCAATGTAAGATACACATATAAAGGGAATTTCCAAAAAAATGAAAACGAGACATTCTACAATAATATTATTTGCCTTCTTTGGCCTTAGGTGCCTACGAGCAACTAAAGCTACTTATTCAATTGTCTTTCTTTTAGCGAGCTCCTCTACCACTGCTGCAATCAACTTATCTGAAGGAGCTCTATAATAATTGTTCATGTAATCCATGAAAGCCTTTCTAGGAATGTAAGTACTTCTTTTACCTGAGCTATGTTTTACTACTGACCCAGGAAAAACACCCTGTTCTATAGCGTTTAGGATGAAGTCTCTACTTTTCTTAGTGATTCTCATTACTTCCTCAACGCTGATACTCCATTCATCCATGATGATCACTCTCCTATTGAAGGAACTTATTAATGAAATACTGCTGACCCTTGCCAGTAATCTTAGGCGTCTTAGTAGTGATATTTACTCCTGAGCCGTTGACATAAGAGCCTTCCTTGATTTCAAAGAGACCTAGTTCCATAGCCTTCTGTGTAGGCATGTTGTAATCAGTGCCCTGGCGCTTGATCAGATAACCTTTTTCTCTGAGCCATGCAAATAATCTCTTCTGACCCATGTCAATGCCATTCTGCTTTAGGATTTTGGCAAGTTCACCAACGAGGATAGATGTATGGCTAGTGGCTACTGCATCAGCAAATACAACCTTTGGCTTCATCTCCTCGATTACTTTATCCTTAGCAGCTAGAACACTTTGAGCCTCGATTAATGCCTTAGCCATTAGTTCAGAGCCACTTAACTCCTTCACTTGGTACTGCCCTGTTTTTCTTAGCGCTGGGAGTACTTCAGATGTTACCCAACGCTTGAATTTCTGAGCAGACTCCAATTTACTTCCGAAGATTAAAGCATAGAGACCACTTTCGTTGATAATCATAGTCTTGCTTTTGTAATTAGAACCAATCCCCTGAATTAGGGTAGTGGTTTTATCATCATCATCCACGTGATTAGCGATTGCGTTTTCAGGTTTCTTATATCCAAGAATTTCAGCAATATCTCTACCGACAAACCAAGGTTCGCTGTTAATCAAAAGGCTTCTTACTTCATGACTTTCAAAATTAAATAATTGTACTTCGTTCATTTCTTTTCCTCCTCTCTTAGTTTCTTAGTGATTTTTTTCTTGTAAGGTGCTAAATCCTTTTGAAGCAAATAAGCCAATAAAGAATCATCGTTTAATTCTTCGATAATGCGATTTAACTTTTTTGATAAATCTTCTACTGTGACCGCTTTGCTTCCTCCAACATCTTGCAGCGCTTCTAACAC